ATTCAGTCTTAGAAATGAGATATGTTTTACATGCAAATAGAAATAAGTTTACAACTGTTAGTTATAACAGTGGCTCATTTCCATGTGCATAGACTCGTCAGTCACTTCATGTTTTGTGTCTATCGTAGATGTTTTATACAATCAATAATCATCATACTCAATGATGTCATCATCTCCCAAGTCAATAATACCCCGTGGTCCTGTTGGTTGGAGATTCAACCGCTGTATCATTTCCTCAATGTGGTCCTTCAGTCCAATGTCAAAATTCAGTTCAGCCTGCAAACTTACAGTTGAGAAAGTAACTGCCTCATCTGTCTTTGTTTTTTCCTCTAGCAGATATTCTGTATAATTCTCCAATCCTGTCAATAACTGATCAAAGGACTGTTCAATGAGTACTTGAATAGTGGTATCTGGATCAGGTAATGGCAAATGATCCTCCTTATGCTGAACATATCTAAACCGCTTCTTTTCGCGGACCTCGATTTCGTTTCCGATAGAATTGAGGCTTCGAATGCAAATTTCTCCATGTTGCATCATCACTTGAATATTCGTGTACAAATAACTCAGCAATCTGTAATTTCGAAGGGTCCTAGAAACCGAAGATTTTGATCTTGTTCCGGATGCTAGGAGTTTGTGACAATATTTGACACCGTATGAGAAATCATCATCTCTGGCTGCTAATACTAACAACTTGATACTTAGTGATATCTCTCTTTGATGTAGTGATAATCTTGGTCTCTTTGTCGAATTCAATTCATTGTACATATCATGCAATGCATTGTATCCGGAAAGTACAGAAGACCGGCAAAATGTGTGCAATCCCAGTACAATGTTACACCAGGTTCTGATCTCTTGAATGGGATGGTGTGTTCGGAAATAGGTTAAGATTTGTTCATCACAATCCAATATATCTCTTGACCATACAGGTGTGGACATATTAAGAAGAGCCTCAACATGTTTCTCATGATATGGACGAACTTCATCCTTAACTGATCCAATTTGACCAATTGAGAGAGTTGTGTACGTGGTTGCCGTGTCAACATGGAATTGGTTGGCTTTTGTTTTGACAATATACTGACCCATCTGCGACAAGTGGTCGAAGGAGAATTCCAGTCTGGCATCTTTCCCTACCTCACTCATGTACCTGGTGAGGTAGTGGAGTTGTTCTGCAGTAATGGAATCATCGCACACTTTCTGGATGAATAACTCTGCACGACTTATTCTTGGGATGTTTATACTTGCGGAATTTGGTCGATATTCCTCAAGACGAAGGGAATATGTCTTCGGGCCAAGAAGTTGCGAAAAGGATAGTGCCATAGATTTGAATGCCAAAGTAGCTTTCATCTCCGGTCCATTCCACTCTCTAATACCAAGTGATGGTCTTCCGATCAAGTAAATTTGGTATGGTTTCATCACACTACTCACGGCGTAGGCAATCTGGTGCTCGTATGTTGGTAAATGTGCTGTGTGCAATTCGTCATAATGCTGGAGTTGAACGGAATTCAATCGTATAGAATAGGGGAGATTATTCTCTTCCAAAACCAGTATCAAATCCAAAAGATTCTTATCAACGGTGCCAGTGAAAGAAATATCGACATGAATAAAATCAAAATCAGTGATGAATTTTAGAGTACTACCATTGAATACATCATAATCGCCTTTGAAAACAATATGTGGGTGATGGTTTAATCGAGTAAATGTATCTTCTAATGAGAATGATGTCCCATGAAGTCCATTCGCGTGGATAGCATATTGGCCATCACCCCTACCAGCAGTAAGATCACAAATCTTATCATCTTCACTCACAATCCCTTGTGATTTCAGCAGTCTGAATAGAGCAATCTGTGCTCCTAAGGAATCAGATCCGGTGTAACTTGTAAATACATGTGGGTCCGCTCCACCAGTACTGCAGAGATGTGCATACTTGAAGAGAGCTTCTGCCTGGTCCATGGTTGACATCGCGCTTAAAGGTATCAATTCTGAGATATATTCTATCTCATGTAATTCTGCTGGAATTTGCTCGTCACCTGTGAGCGTTGTATGTGTCGGTATAGAGGGAAGACCTACTGGCATCACAATATCTCCACAGGCAACATCCTGGACCATATCTCTGTAAGTCGCTACTATGTCACTCAAACGTGAATCCACAACCTTTTCAAGATATTCAAATCCTAGGATCATCATCCTAACCTGTAAGTCAGGACTAATATGCATCAGTGAAAATTTGGCGATTCCGTTTGAGACGAATTCTCGCACACTTTCTTCAACATCGGGAACTAGCTCTTGACCTACGATCTTTGTTTTGAAGTGGAACGTAACCAAGTATTCGTGTACAAGTGATTGAGCCAACGCAAAGCGGTGGCGTTCATATGTTGCCAGTAGTATTTGATACTGAGACAATCGGACAGCTAGACGAGCTGAATGTCGTCGATTTTGTGCTATCTCGGAGAATTTTTGTACCAATGCTTGAAATTCGAGGTCATCAGGAGAATACTCGGATATGGCTTCGAGACATTGACTTTGAAGTGAGAGGAATACCGGATTGGATTTATCAATGACAGTCAACCTACTACGTTCTTGTAGCACATTTTGGAGGCGATAAGCAATCTCATCTTCATCGGTTCGATCCGGTTCAAGTTTCCACCTGCTATCAATTCGGTACAATTTCTGGATTAAAGGTTGCCAGACACCGGTTTCAATTAGATCTGGGCTCACAAGCATGTAATCTTTGTCCAGATCACGCGAGTAACGGAAGATGATATCATTGATGTAATTGATCCCCACTTGTTCTGCCGTCTGTTGTTCTGAAAATTTCGGCATCAGAGCCCATTCATTGATGTTCTCTTCATATAAGTAAGAATGCGATAGATAACGAAAACGCATAGTTGAGAGGTGATGATTTCGGATTTCACTATAACATTTGAATTTCGTCTTGACGGTATGCTCTGTCAGCTTTGGAGTCACAAACTGCACGTCCTTGATTCCTGTTAATCTAGAAAACCCGTACCTGATGACAAGACGCCGGAGATTATCATATTTGTCAGAAACAATCGCAGCGACTAAAAACCTCATTCTCAAATAGTCAAAATTGATATTACTATCAACAAGATTCATTGAGGTGATCAAGCGCTGGTTTAGTTCAGTTGTATAATGAAGAGATCTATTCATCTCAGATCTGATATATGTTGCAGTACTGAATCTCATATTCGGGATTCTGTGAAGAATTTCACCTCCTGTCTCTGTGGGTGCAAACATGAACAATTCAGCAAAAGTCTGTTTTGTGAGTGTTGCCAATGCCATATTACAAGCAATGACCACATCTTGATGGAGAATCACCTCCTTGCTGGCAGACATCAAGTTACTCTTCATCAGAAACCACTTCGTTACTGCAACAAGCTTTGCAGCGAGTAATTCCTCCTTGTTGCCAAGCATCCTATCATTATCGAGTAGTTCACCTTTGTACAACGTTTCGTTTCCTACTTTTGGATCATCAAATACCTTAATTCCATTCCGATAGTGTGTTGGTGAACATCGTCGAATTGTCATTAAGGCTGCAGATCTAGGGACTTCCTCGATTTTATCATCATACAGTACTTCCTCAACCTCGACAAATGAGATCTTTGGAAACATTGCGATTTTTCGTTCAAGTAAGCATTGCACAATGTCAGACTTTCGTGTCAATTCGAAAAAAACTGTCTTGGCAGTATTTGCTCCCATGCGAATATTCTCTATTGCGCGTCCAGAGAGAGAATTACGTAATCTGGTGATATTTCGCACTTTTGTCAATAATCCAGAACTCGTCTCTACTTTACTGATTAATAGGTCGATAAAGTGTATAGATGTATTCTCATGATAGAATTGAACGATACGTGAATGCATATTGGATCTAAATATCTGAACCAATTCCGTCGCTAGTTTGTCTCGATCGTCTGAAAGGTCAAACATTTCTAAGACCTTTCTGTTCTTCGTGTACCTTCTGACCATACTTTTAATAGACTGCTGTACACTCGTGGTCGCGGGACAAATACGTTGATCTGAGGGCCAGGGATTAGTTATGACTCTTTCTTCTCTGAGATTCTTTTCTTCTGTCATATCTACTCCAAGTGCATTTGTAAGGTACCGAAGGAAATAAGAGGTGTCTTGCGAATAATTGATGATCCAGGTGAACAAGTATTGCAATGATTTCGTCATCCCGACACTATGACCTGACAGCATTAAATTGAGATGTAATGACGCCCCTAATCCGCCAAGTGAAGTCGGAAGATATGTCCAGAAGAAAAGGAGATCCTGTAAGAAGCTGTCATAAACTTGCAAATACAGCACACGGTCAGGGCTATCTACTAATCTTGCTTCAGCGATTCCCTGACCATAAATGCCTTCTAGGGCTTCATGGAGCAAATCAGAATTCAAATTTGATATTCTCCGGCCTAAATAGTGTGCAATATCGTTTTTTGCTGCATTCATGAGGTTTTCATTCTTCCGGAGATCCAAACTGTCTGCTTCCTGTTTTGAATAATAGAGCAAGTTTGCAAGTTTTCCTGGTAATTCAGTTGGGGAGATCATACTGTTCTCATTGATTCGAGAGAGTATCATCTGTGGCATGCGACAGAGCAATAATCCCAATTTGTAGTTCTTAAGATAGGCACAGGCTTCATGATGATTGCTCAATTCCATCGCTGAGGAAGCAGATGAACAAATTCCTGCAACCTCAATCTCATCTGAAACGATTGTGGGATTATTGCCAGCACTCACAGAGATTAGCCTTTTCAATGTTGAATCAGCTCGGACACCATCGGCATAATGCTGACGTAACATTGTCACACGGTGCTTTGACAACATTGTTTGAGAGTACTTAATTGTCATTCCAAACTTATCACAGTGTTTCATGATTTTTGAAAAAACAGATTGTACCATTGGTTCTGAAGCTTGCCGAATGGATAGAATAGCATTAACATCATCTGAGTAAACCATGATCGTCTTCACAACAACATCTGTCATGATACGGAGCAATTTCATCATGAGTGTAGTATGTAGAGTCCAGAGTGGATTTAGCCAGCCCTCGATTCCTCCAAATTGTCCATGTGATTCAATTACTTTATCAAGATACTCATCATAGTGGTAGACAGTCAAGTGAGAAAAGTAGTGGGATAGATCACCCCATCCGTCAAATCCAAAAAGGTTACCAATGAACTCCGATAATTCATGTGTATTTTCATATTGCATTGATTGATTATGTCCAACAATATCCAACAATAGAGAATAATTGTCTGGTTGTGACAATTCACGGGATGCCTCATGAATGATAGATTTTCGTTTACGGTCCGTTGGTGTCATGAGTTGTTCATCGAAATATGATAGTGCCTTCTTCATTCGTGCAGCAACCAGACTTAGTGAGTGCTTGTTGGATAACTCACCATTTGCGAAGAGTCTTGCTTCAATCTTTTGTTCTCTTTCCTTTTCAATGAGTCTAGCAGGATCAGAGATCTCTACTGCATGTCTTTTCTGATTTGTGAGCTGAACAAATTGCGGCCTTGGTCGGATCTTCTTTGTTGCGAAGAAGTCCTGTAATTGGTAATTTTCAGTTTCGATGACCTGCAGCAGTTCTTTCCGACTATCACCGGGACCGAATGAGATATTCTTTTTCAAAGCACCCTTGTCCTTTGCGAATTCTAGTGGATCATCTGTCATTGTATTATCCATACAATCAAATATTTTCAGGTCATCCCACCAGCTCAATGGTAGATTTTCAATCTTTGAAAGATCTAGTTTCTGACTATATGTTTCAAGTAGTTTGATTTTCTGCACAGGGCCCAATGTGTTTGGCATCATCTTATGCTTTTTACGATAAGATATAAAGAACTGCAATTTTGCTAATCGGGTAATGTTTTTCACTGCATTCGGGTCAACAACCCTCTTAGTGTGTACTCGTTTCAGGAATTTTTTCACACCAGCCTCTGCATCCACTTCGGCATAAAATATCAATTTATGTAATGCTGATATCTCCTGCAAATGTGTCCTACTCAATTTCTTCCCTTCTACTATAAATCTGCAGAAATATGATTCTTTCGGATAAGTGAAAGATTGGCCACGTAATAAACACAGGGGTAGTCCGATATCATAAGTTGTTCCCGATATTTTCATGTCCAACTCCCACAGTTCCGCTACTGCTTCAAGTATTGGTTTCCAGTTCATGGCATAATCTTCATCGTAATCAGACATATTTAGAAAGAAGCCTTCCATGGACTTGATAAAGTCAACTTGCTGATTATGCGCCCCTTCATGCTCTGCGAATTTGATCATTAATGCGAACATGTCTGATGCCCAATCATACTCTGAGCAATTCTTCAGGACATCGAGGTTATTTAATATATCAGCCAATGTGAACAGGTAATCCAGGTATGAGATTGGCCCACAGAACCAATAGTTCAATTGTTCATGGTACATGCGAAAATGTCCGCCACAGGCCAGTATACAAAAAGATTGACCAATTCTGTTCGATTGATAAATGTATGTCCCGTTAGAAAACATAGTATATCTTGCTTCATCCACAGGGGGGCTAAGTGCGTCTACAGAAAATGTGGGAAACGTAGTCTCCTTCGCGATATGAATCCTAAGTCGCTGTACCATAATGATGAATGATGTGTATTGTGAAAGATTAGATACTCCCACTGTGAATGGTACTGGTTGATTTGCTGAAATACTCAGATCATGGATCGTTGCTCTCTGTGCAAAGGCAAGAGTTGATAAGTTAATCATATTTTCACGGTGAGAATACGATTGACGTCCAAATCGCTTCAATGAATCCATATCGAATACCTTCTTTGCAAATGGAAGCTTTCGTGCAAGTGTGAGCTCTTTCTGTACCCGATTCAATGTATCCAACTGACTCCGATGATGTCCATGGATGTAATTCAGATCTCCTGTGTATGATTCCTCACACAAGTCTTTCAGTTCAATCGGGTAGGGAATCAAGGGACTGTTCAATCTAGCAGGGATTCGAACATTGGCAGGCGATGCAGCAAATGTTTCTTTGTGAATTGGAGTAGTCCTTCCGTCAATTATAGTTGGTAGCTTGTATTCAGGTGCCAAATCTTCAAGACCACCTGCTTTCAAGTGATCTCCTAATTGATCAGACAAGTACTCCCGGTACGGGGACTGCTCAATTGTTGAATAGTAAGACATTGCGATAGCGATATAGATGATCAAAATCGTAGCATACATGGTGCAAAAGGGTTTTTTTTCAGGAGTTGAGTTTCCTTACTGAATACGAGCT